CAAAAAAGAACGGGTAAGAATTGCAGGAGTTGATACTCCAGAGAAGAGAACAAGAAATTTAGAAGAGAAGGCATTAGGAATAGATGCTACTAATTGGTTAAAGAAAAAATTAGAAGATACTATAGCAGGTGAGGGTGATGAACTCACTGTCAGGACTGAACTTGTCGGTGGTACTGGTAAGTATGGTCGTCTCTTGGGATGGTTATATATAAATGAAGACACTGTTTCACTTAATGAGCAGATGATCGAAGAAGGATATGCTCACGCTTATGATGGTGGTACCAAGGATATGAACCTTGAGAAACTACGTGAGATTCGTAGATCCTTTGGAACACTTAATGAGGGATAAAAATGAATGTAGTACAAGCATGGAATGAGATCTCATGGGCAGACGCAATTCCATTTCTGTTAGTCTTAGCAGGTGTATATTGGGTTAAAGTAAAGATAGATACCAGAGCTGGACTTGGTAAAAAGAAATTAAGACAATTAAAAACCGTAATAAAAGAAGCAATACAAGAAACTAAATGAATAAAATTTTAACAGCAGTACTTGCTGCTACGATGCTAATGCCTTCAACGGTGTTAGCATCTTCTATTAGGCCAGGTTCTACACCGATAAAGGCAAGATATAAAGGACCAACATGTGGTGAACAATTTAAAGAACCATGTGATGTAGAAATAGATGAGACTGGTGTTAAAGGTCCAGAAGGTCATATTGTAAAAGTATTACAGTGGTCTACTAAAGAAGGTGACTTTAATGTAGCAGGAGGAATTGTTGGAGGTGCTGCTGGTGCTAGTGTTGGTGCAGCTGCTGGTATGAGTACCTGTTTGTTTATGGGACCATTCTGTTTAATAGCAGCACCAGCAATAATGCAAACTGGTATGGGTGCTGGAGCAGGGTTCGGTGGAAAGGGTGGAGTATTCTTTACAGTCGTTGGTGATGATGCTGACGGTAATAGAATTATTCAAAAGTTTAAATACAATACAAGGAAAGAAGTTGATATAGCATCTGAGAAATTGCTGAATACAACTAAATTAGTAGAAGGAGAACTTAGAGCATGAGTGCAGTACAGGAAGTATACTTAGGTAATCCCAACCTTAAGAAGGCAAACGTTGCTCAAAATTTTACTAAGAAGCAGGTTGCTGAATTTTTAAAGTGTGCTGAAGATCCTGTATACTTCATCCAGAAATATGTAAAGATCGTAAGTTTGGATGAAGGTGTCATACCATTTAGAATGTATGACTTCCAAGAGAAGATGGTTGAAAAATTTCATGACTATAGATTTAACATAGCAAAACTACCACGGCAGTCTGGTAAGTCTACTATTGTTACCTCGTATCTTCTCTGGTATGTTTTATTCAACCCTAATGTAAACGTAGCAATCCTTGCTAACAAGGCTGCTACTGCAAGGGAGATGCTACAAAGATTACAACTATCATATGAAAACCTCCCTAAATGGCTCCAACAAGGAATCCTCGGATGGAACAAAGGATCTCTGGAACTGGAGAATGGCAGCAAAATCTTGGCTGCTTCTACTAGTGCATCTGCTGTTCGGGGTATGTCGTTTAATATCATTTTTCTGGATGAGTTCGCTTTCGTTCCGAATCATATTGCTGAACAGTTCTTTAGTAGTGTCTATCCTACTGTATCTTCTGGTAAGAAAACTAAAGTTATTATCATATCTACACCTCACGGGATGAACATGTTCTATAAACTCTGGCATGATGCTGAGTTAAAGAAGAATGAATATGTAACAACTGATGTTCATTGGTCTCAGGTTCCTGGTAGAGATGATGCATGGAAAGAACAAACTATTGCTAACACATCAGAGGCACAGTTTAAAGTTGAGTTTGAGTGTGAGTTCTTAGGATCTGTTGATACTTTAATATCAGCAAGTAAGTTAAGAGTCATGCCTTATGAAGATCCATTAAGACAAAATAGAGGTCTTGCAGTATATGAAGATGTTAAGGAAGACCATAATTATATTCTGACTGTTGACGTAGCTCGTGGTATTGGTGGAGATGCATCTGCTTTTACTGTGATGGATACCACTGAAATACCATATAGATTGGTAGCAAGATATAAAAACAATGAAATTAAACCAATTGTATTTCCCAATATCATAGTAGATGTCGCTAAGAATTTTAATAATGCATATATTTTATGCGAAGTAAATGATATAGGAGGTCAGGTTGCAGATATAATTCAATTTGATTTAGAGTATGAGAACTTATTGATGGCTGCTATGAGAGGAAGAGCAGGGCAACAATTAGGACAGGGGTTCTCTGGTAAGAAAACTCAGTTAGGAGTTAAGATGAGCACTACTGTAAAACAGGTTGGGTGTTCTAATCTTAAAGCATTGATAGAAGAAGATAAGTTACACATATCTGACTATGATACTATCGCAGAGTTAACTACCTTTATTCAAAAGGGTAATAGTTTCCAAGCAGAAGATGGATGTCATGATGACCTTGCTATGTGTTTGGTTATGTTTGCATGGATGGCCATGCAAGAATATTTTAAAGAGATGCATGATAATGATGTTCGAGCAAGAATATATGCGGATCAAAAAGACATGATAGAACAAGACATGGCACCGTTTGGATTTATTAATGATGGGCAAGAAGAAGAATCATTTGTTGACGCTCAAGGAGAGAGATGGGAAATCGCGGAATACGGAGATGTCCAGCATATGTTAGACTTTAGGTGACGTTTCAAAAATATAAATAATCTTAGACAAAAGCTGACAGCATACGAGGAGTTTTACAATCATGGCAGCCAATCAATCATCGCCAGGTGTAGTAGTTCAGGAGAGAGATCTCACAACTATTACAACCCTGTCAACAGCAAACGTGGGTGTAATTGCTGCACCGTTTGAAACAGGACCAGTAGAAGAGATCGTTAACATCTCGAACGAAAGAGGACTAGTAGAACGTTTTGGAAAACCAAACGATAACAACTATGAGTATTGGTTTACTGCTGCTCAGTATCTTGCATACGGTGGGTTACTAAAAACTATTCGTGTTACCTCTACAGCACTAAAGAATGCTGTTAACACAGGTACTGCTCCTTTAGTCAAGAATTTACAAGACTACGAAACAAATATTGAAGATTCAAATAATACTTTTAAGTGGGTAGCAAGAACTGCTGGTGCTAAAGGAAACTCTATAGGTATATTTGTAACAGACGCAGGTGCTGATCAGATTGGTGTTATCCCTGCTCCTGGTTCAGGTAACGAGTATGAGTTTGTTGCTGATGCTGCTTTAAGTGCAACTTCAGGTGCTGCTGGTAAAGTATTTAAGTATGCTATCAGATTAACTGTTGGTAACGTTGTTGGAGATTTCACTCCTGGTACTTCTACTACTATTAGTATTGGTGGTTCTAATGAAGCTGTTACTGTTGAAGCATGGGATCCAGGTAATAAGTACCTTGAGATTTCACTTCCTTCTGGTGGTGTAACTGGTATTATTGCTGATGGTCAGACAATTACTCAGGGCACAAACACTGCTGATATTGGAACTGGTGGTATAGAAAGACGTTTATATATTGCTGGAGATAAAGGTAAGATTGCATTCAAGGCAACTGATGCTGTTGCAGATACTAACTCTGCTTCTGTTGCTATCAGTTCTGTACGTGTAGAGTACAATGAGCGTGAATATCTTCCTGGCGTAAAATGGATCAATGTTGCTCCACGTCCAGAGACTTCACTTTATGCTACTTCTGCTGGTGGATATAGAGACGAATTACATATTGTTGTAATTGACGTTGATGGTGGTATCACTGGTACTGCTGGTGCAGTTCTTGAAAGATTTGTAAATGTCTCTAAAGCATCTGATGCTAAGACATCTGTTGGTGAGACTAACTACTACCCAGAAGTTATTAAGCAACGTTCTTCTTATATCTACTGGGGTGAGCATGAGACTACAGTCTTTAATGCAACTGCCACTCCTTCCGATGGTGTATGGGGACAAACTGCTGCTTCACGTCAGTTTAACTTACTTCGTTCTACTACAGGTTCACAAGATTATCCTGCAGGACGTACAACAGTTGGTTCTGACAACAACGCAACATTCTACTACAGACTTGAAAGTGGTGCTGACTATGCATCTTCAGGTGGTAACTACACAATTACTAACGCTGATCTTGCAACATCATATGGTTTAGTTTCTGACCCTGAGTCACAAACAATCGACTATATCCTCACTGGTCCTTCTGGTGTTGATGATGCTGCTGCTGTTGCTAAGGTTACATCAATTACAAATATAGTTGAAGAGCGTCGTGACTGTATCGCATTTGTTTCTCCACGTAGAGCAAACATTGTTGGATTGTCAAATGGAACTACAATAACAGATAATATTACTGGTTTCTTTGATCAACTTCCAAGTTCTTCTTACACTGTATTTGACTCTGGTTACAAGTATATCTACGATAAGTATAATGATGTTTATCGTTACGTTCCTGCTAACGGTGACGTTGCTGGACTTTGTTTACAAACAAGTGAGACTGCAGAACCTTGGTTCTCACCTGCTGGATTCCAAAGAGGAATCTTAAGGAATGCAATCAAACTTGCATACTCACCTAACAAGACTCAAAGAGATCAACTATATTCTAAGAGAGTTAACCCAATCGTATCCTTCCCTGGACAGGGTGTGGTACTATTCGGAGACAAGACTGGTCTTGGATATGCTTCTGCATTCGATAGAATTAACGTTCGTCGTTTGTTCCTAACAATCGAGAGAGTAATCTCTGGTGCTGCTAAGTCACAACTCTTCGAGCAAAACGATGAGTCACAAAGAGCATTATTCCTCAACATTGTTGAACCATATCTCCGTGACGTACAAGGTCGTCGTGGTGTAACTGACTTCTTAGTCAAGTGTGATACTGACAACAACCCTCCTGAGGCTGTTGATCGTGGAGAATTCTATGCAGAAATCTTCGTGAAACCAACTCGCACGATTAACTACATCACTCTAACATTCGTAGCAACCAGAACTGGTGTTGCATTTACGGAAGTAGCAAGCTAAATAACTCTGAGTTCGAGATGGATTAGAGACCCTTCGGGGTCTCTTTTTTATGCTCAAAAATATCATTATTCTAAATAATAACAACACGGAATTTCTGGGAACAATCATGGCAAAAAGAGGAACAATTGATGACTTTAAAGCGAATGTCGCTGGCGACTTTGCACGTCCTAATTTATTCCAAGTAGATATTAACTTTCCAACAGGAATTATTAATAATGCAAGTCTTGTAAACTTGGCAAAGTTCACTGTTCGTGCAGCAAACTTACCTGCTTCTCAGGTTGGTGTTATAGAAGTTCCATTCCGAGGAAGGGTACTGAAGATTGCTGGAGACAGAACCTTTGAGCCTTGGACAATTACTGTTCAGAATGATAGTGGGTTTGCCGTAAGGAGCGCATTTGAACTCTGGGCATCTTCAATCCAAGCATACAACGAGAACTTTACTTCCGCTAAAGGGTTGGGTGATAAGGATGATGCAACAGGTTACTTTGCTGACATGTTAGTTCATCAACTTGCAAGAGACATTAAGGATGGTGATACTCCTAAGATCATTAAATCTTACAAGTTCTATAACGTATTCCCATCAAGTATTGCTGCTATCGATCTTGATTTCGGTAACAACGATGCGATTGAAGAATTTACTGTTGAACTCCAGACACAATACTGGACTCCGTTCGACGTAAGTGCCCAGTAGGAAAGTACCTAAATAAGTCAGGACCAAACGTAAGATATAATGTCGCAGCTCTTTGGATTTAGTTTAGAGAGGGCAAAGAAGGTTCCTAAGGGACCTTCTTTTGTTCAAAAGGATAGCTTAGATGGATCGCAACCAGTAGTAGGTGGCGGTTACTATGGTTATTCTGTTGATTTTGATGGTCAACTACGTAATGAGTATGAGTTAATCTCTCGTTATAGAGAGATGGTACTTAACCCTGAATGTGATAGTGCAGTAGATGATGTTGTTAATGAGACTATTTGTGGTAACTTTGATGATGTTCCTGTACAGGTTGAACTTTCTAATTTAAAAACATCTGAAAAAATTAAGAAGTTAATACGTGAAGAATTTGATGAAATTCTTCGACTACTTGATTTTGATAACAGATCATATGAAATTTTCCGTAGATGGTATGTTGATGGTAGATTATTTTTCCATAAGGTAATTGATCCAAAGCAACCAAGAAAAGGATTGACAGAACTAAGGTATGTTGACCCTCGTAAGATTCGTAAGGTAACGGAATACGAACATAAGAATCCTCAAACACTGAGGTCGCAAGATATAAACACTCAACTAACACAGAAGAGTGCAGACTATTTCCTTTACAATCCTAAGGGTTTAAGGAATGCTACTAATCAGGGAATGAAAATTGCACCTGATTCTATTTGCTATTGCCACTCAGGTGTCCAAGATCTAAATAAGAATTTAGTTTTATCACACTTACATAAAGCAATTAA